CGAAGCCAAAGCAAGCCACGCCGGAAGACTTGAAGCGGCTTTTCGGCCCCGATTGGGCTAAGTTCGTATGAGCAGTTCGAAGGTACGCAGCGGGCAAGTCTATGTCGAAATCGGCGCCGATCCTTCGAAGTTTTTCGGCGCGCTGAAGAAGATTAACGCACGGATTGCCGGCCTAGGCCGCGACCTATCATCGATAGGCGCGCGCCTAGGCGGCGCCGGTGTTGGGCTGGCGGCGCCGTTCGTGGCGAGCATCGCGGCCGGCACGAAGTTTCAAGATACGCTGTTGGCGATCCGCGCATCGACCGGCGCCACCGCGGCGGAACTGGATGCGGTTCGCGCTGCGGCTATGCAAATGTCGCAGGCGCTCGGCGTTGGCCCAACGCAGGCCACGCAGGGAATGCTGGAGTTGCTAAAGGCTGGCATGAGCCTAGGCGACGTTCTTGGCGGCGCCGGCAAATCCGCGATTGAGTTCGCGAAGGTGGGCGAATTAGACGTTGCCACCGCTGCGGTGGTTATGTCTGACGCGATGAACGTTTTCGGCGTGTCGGCGGAAACCGCTGCAAACACGTTGAGCGCCGCGGCGGATTCGTCCAGCACATCGATTGCGAAAATGGCCGAATCGTTTTCGATGGTCGCCGCGGTGGCGGCGCAGTCTAATCAATCAATTGGCGACGTTTCCGCCGCGCTGGCCGTGCTGGCAAATAACGGCATAAAGGGAAGTGACGCCGGAACATCGCTAAAGACAATGCTTCTTCGGCTAAAGGCGCCAGTAGACGAAGCGGAGGAAGCGCTCGCGCAGATGGGCCTTTCGGTTATGTCGTTCCGTAATGCGGATGGAACGATGAAACCGATGATCGACATTATCCGCACCATTGCAGACGCTACGCGCGGCATGGATGCCGCGATGCGCGACGATATTTTCCGCCGCGTGTTCGGGCAGGATGCGATCCGCGCCGCGGAAGTGTTTTCGCAAGTCGGCGTTGCCGGCTTCGAATCTATGCAGGATGCGATGGGCAATGCGATGCCCGTATCGGAAAAGTTTCAGGCGCTGATGAGCGGCCTTTCCGGCGCGGGCATCAAGATTTCCGCCGCTATGGAGCGGCTAGCGATTGCCATTTCCGACGCGCTCGCGGGCGGCATTCAATCGACGCTGCCGCCGATCCTGGGATTGATTAATGCCATTACCAATTTCGCCACGAAAAACGCGGCGCTAGTTGCCACGCTTTCAAACGTAGCCTTTGGCGCGGTCGCTGCCGGCGGGGCGTTGGTGGGGCTGGGGGTAGTGCTGCAAACGGTGGCGTTTGGCCTGGGTGGCGTGCTGGGGGCCGCAAAGACCGTGCTAGCGCCGGTGGGCTTGCTTGTCGGCCTCGCGTCCAGCCTCGCGACCGCGGCGGCATCCGCTGCCGTATCGCTCGCCGGGGTTGCCGTTGGGCTGGGTGGCAAGATGATTTCCGCCGCAACCGGGGCCGCGAGCGTGCTGGGATCGATGGCGGCGGCAATGGGTTCGGCCGTGCGGGCTTCGCTCGCGTTTGGGGCCGCAGGCGTCAACGCGCTGCGGACGTTCGGCGCGCTTGCGGCATCCGCCGCGGCGGCAGCCTTCCCCGCGTTCGTCACCGGCTTTGGTCGCGCCACCGCTGCCGGCAGCGGGTTTTTCGTTGCCTTCGCTCGCGGGGTTCGCGGCCAGATTGCATCCATTAGCCTGTTGAGGAACGCAATCGGCGGCATTGGCGGCTTCGGCTCCGCGCTCGCGAGCGACCTTGCGCGGCTCACGGGGCCGGCTCGCCGCGCGGCTGCGGAGTTCGTCGCGATGGGCGTTGCCATTGGCCGCGAGGCGGGAACCGCCGTCGCCCGCTTCGCGGTCGAATCGACCGCAGGCATCCGCCGCTATGCGGCTTCCGTGGCTACCGCGGTGGCCGCGACCGTCACCGGGGCCGCGCGGATGGCTGCCGCGTGGGCCGCGACCGTCGCCCGCGCCGTGGCCGCGACCGTGGCGGCTGCCGGAACGTCGCTTGCGGTCTACGTTGGCGAGGTTGTCGCCGCTGTCGGGGCAACCGTCAGCGGGGCCGCGGCTATCGCCGGGGCATGGCTGGCGAAAACCTTCCCAGCGCTCACCGCTTTCGCTGTGCAGGCCGCAGCGTCCCTAGGGCGATACATTGCCCAGACGGCAGCCGCGGCGGCTGCAACCGTCGCTAATGCGGCCAGGATCGCGGCAGCCTGGGTAGCCGGCGGAATGCCGGGGCTGGCAGCGTTTGCCGGGGCGGCGGCTTCCGCATTCGGGGGCTATCTGGCCGGGGCCGCGCGAGTGGTCGCCGGATCGGTTGCCAGCGCCGCCGCGGTGGCTGCGGCGTGGCTGGCGCCCGCGGCGCCCATCCTCGCGATCGGCGCCGCCATCGCTGGGGCTGGGGCGCTGGTCTACAACTTCGGCGGGCAGATTCGATCGGCGCTCGCGCCGGTTGGTGATCTTGTCGGGCAAGCCGCCTCCGCGCTGGGAACGGGGTTTAATGCCGCCGTGGCCGATGGCGCGGTAGTGATGGGTGATCTTTACGGCACGGCCACGAAAACTTTCGGCGGCATCTACGAAGCGATCACCGCGGGCGACCTTTCGGGCGCGATGGATATCCTTTGGGCGGGGCTTGTCGCCGGCTGGCTGCGCGGCGTTGAAGCGATTATGTCCTATGTCGATCCGTGGATTACCGCGCTGCAAAACGTGTTCACGGATTTAGGAACGAATATCGCGATCCTTTGGGATCAAATGTGGACAACGCTTGCCACAACGCAAATCGGCGCCGCGATCATTGGCGTTTTTGACAACATCGCCAACACGGTAATGGCGACGTTTGATTGGCTTGTCGCCAGCGTGCAAAAAGCCTGGATTCGCGTTCAAGGTTTCATTACCGGCGCGAAGGACACCGAAGAGCGCATTAAGGCGATTGACAACGAAAACGAAGCCCGCGCGGAGCAGCGGGCGCAGTCGCGGCCTGGGATTGAGGGCCGGCAACGCGCAGCCCGCGAGCAAGGCGACCAAATGAAAGCCGAAGCCGCGCAGCGTCAGGGCGCAATGGCTGCCGGCGCGGAGCAAACGAAGGCAGACCGCGAGCGCGAGAATCAGCGCCGCGCGGATGAGCGCCGCGCGGCTACGGTTGCCGCGGAAAGCAACCTTGACCAAGCCACGCGGGCCGGCAAGGAAAACCGCGTCCAGCGCGAGCAAGCCGCGGAACTAGAGCAGGGCATCGGCTCCGCGCAGACGATGGACGAACTGCACGACCTCGCCGCACAACTCCACGCATTGAACGCCGCCGGCCGGCTCACGGAGGAGGAGTTTCTGCGGATGCAGGAGCAACTAGGCATCCAGCAAGAAAAGATCGCGGAGCAAGAGCAAGCCGGCGCGGAAGCCGCGCGGAAGGCGACCGAAGACGGAGCGCAGGCCGCGGGCAATGATGCGATGAAATCGAAAAGCGAGGTTGCCGGCACATTCTCCGCGGTGGCCGCGGCCGGCATGGGCTTCGGGTCAACGCTGCAAGAGCGGATCGCGAAAGCCGCGGAGGAAACCGCGAAGAATACCCGCGATCCCAAGAAGCCAAAGGTGGGAGAATAATGCCGGGATTAACCTGGATCGAAGACAAGGCAAGCCGCGCGGCGACCATCGTGCGCGCCGGCACTCGCGGAACGGCTTCCTATACGAAGTCGTTCAAGATTTTCGGCAGCGACGATGATCAGGTTGTCCATGCCGACGTTTCGCAGACCGTGATGGATAGCCTCTATTATTGGCAATACCCATACTCCACCGCGCAATGCACGGTCGAATCGTACACGCTTTCATATTTGGGGGATCAGTGCTGGCAACTGACCATCAATTACGAAAAGAAAGGCGCGGACGATGACAACGAACCGGAGCCGCTGAAGCGCGCCCGCTCATTCGACACGGGCGGCGGCACGCATCACATCACGCAAGCCATTTCGGAATCGCGGTTCGGCACGAACGCGCCGGATCAGAAAAAGGCGATCGGCGTTGACGATGAGCGCGTAGGCGGCGTCGATATCGTGGTGCCGGCGCTGCAATGGTCTGAAACCTACGATGTTCCGGCGCAATACGTTACAGCGGAGTGGATCAAGACCGTGGCTTCCCTCACCGGAACGACGAATGAATCCGCGTTCCGCACGTTCGCAGCCGGCGAGGTGCTTTTTGTGGGGTGCAGCGGGCAACAGGAATGGGACGAAAAAAAAGGGGATGGGCCTTGGTCGCTCGCGTTTAAGTTTATCGCATCCCCAAACGCCGGATCGGGTGCCACGCTGCCGGCGTTGTCGGTTGGCGATATTACCGGCATCGCGAAAAAAGGGCATGAATATATGTGGGTGCGGTACGAAGCCGACGTATCACAAAAAACACTCATCAAAAAGCCGCGCCATGTTTATGTAAACAAGGTTTACCGCGACGGCGATTTTTCTAAATTGGGAATCGGCACGAACTAATGGCGGCGCCAAACGGACGCATTGAGCCGGGGCAGCCGTTGGAGTCGGCCATTTCGGCGCGCGCGTGGAACCGCGCGCAGGATGCCGCCGATATTGTTCTGGGCGCAGGCGCTGGGATGAATGCGGCGGGGCCGCGGACGGCGATCGCTCCCTATGTTGTGCTGCCATGCAAAAACAATTCGGCGGAAGATGTTCCGCGGTACGGAGTGCTAGCAATAGAGAGTTTGGAGATTGAGCCTACATCAACGGCAAGCGATGCCGAAACGTTGCAATTTCAATCGCAGCCCGTGATTCGCGGCGATTTGCCGTATGGCGAAGAAACGATTGCCGTAATTGCCATTCAGCCCATCCCCGCCGGCAGCGTTGGCATGGTCGCCGTGTCTGGCGTTGTGCAAGCGCGGATCGATATCAAATCGGCCTCGCATACGCTCGCAACAACGAAAGACAACGAAGTCGCGGAAATGAAGACTTCCGGCTCCGTTGGGTATCCAATCATCTGGAAACAATCGGGAACCGGCGCCGGAAAATGGGCGCTGGTCATGCTGTCTTCGCGCGTTCCGCACGCTCCGCAGGGCATCCGGCTGGGCAAGATTTCAAGCACATGGGCCAAGGGATCGACAAAGACAGTCACGCGATACAACGGCGACGGCACGGAATACGAAGATGAGGATTCTGATCCTACGTTCGAAGCGATTAACCGTTTCGCCACCGTCACGACAACGGCGCCACGCTGGGTGGCGTGCGCGAACATCGACGGCACATGGCATCTAGTGGCGGCGGAATGCTAATCGAAATGCTGGCCGCAATTGCGGCCGATCCAACCGCGGTTCCGCTTTGGCTTGTGGTCGCACTGGCCGCGGGGATGTACCCCTTTGGATTTATGCTGGGTTCGGAGTGTAGCGCGTGCTGCGATAAGTGCAGCCTATGCACGGAAGGCACGTTGCCGGAAACCGTGACCGTGACGCTTGGCGGCTACACGGACAAAACCCAAGGCCCATACCTATGCAACTTGCAGTTTTCGGCGTGCTATGGGGACGGCGCGGCCGGCAGGATCACAGCGCCGGGTGGTGATCCAGACGCGGATGCCGGCCCGATTTCCGCCGTGTCGCTGACGAGCGCCGGCAGCGGCTACGCGAAGTTGGGGCGCGTAATTCCCACCGTCACCGCGACCGCTGACGGCGGCAGCGGTGCGGAGTTCTCCGTAACGCTCACGGCAGCGCATGATTCATGCGGCCTCGACTACTGGGCGGTTTCGAAAGTTGCGGTGTTGACTGCTGGTTCCGGCTACGTTGACGATCAGTCGATAAACTTCAACATTGCTTCGGGCGATACGCAACAGGCTTACGCATCAGCGCGCCTGAAAGCGGTGCGCGTTGCGCCGGCGGCGACATTGGAAGTTAGTTCGGAGCAAGGCACGGGCGCCACGTTTAGCGTTGCGTTCGATTCCATTCCAGGCACCCCGCCGCAATGGGTGGTCGATAGCGTCACCGTTAATGCCGCAGGAGATTTGTACGTTACGGGCGACATTGCCACGCTCACCCCGTCTGCGAACACGATCACGGTAGGGCC